GGTGCCCGCCATGCGCGCGAACACGTTAGCCATTGTCTCGCCGTGCTGCGAGATGAATTTGCCTTGGTTCGTTACATTCCAGTTTGCCGCTTCCCACGGATTGTCAGCTTCGAAGTCGCCGCCAGCACGCAGAAAAAGAGCGCCGCGCTTTTGAAACAAAGCCTCGGCACCCTTGGGAATTTCTTCGCGGGTCGAATACGCGTGCTTGAGCAACATGGCTGATTATCCCGGTAGGAGAAAATGCGCGCCGCTCGTGAGCGACGCGCTATCGTGTAGAGGGGGATTAGGCAGCCTTGGCCTTGGTGTCGCCGATCTTCGCGCCGACGAGCGCAGCGACTTCCGCCGCCTTGTCCATGCCGAGCTTCTTGATCAGCTCGCCCTGCTTGGTCATGTTCCAACCTTCCTTGGACCACGGGTTGTTCGCTCCGGCGTAAGTGCCGCCGCGCGATCCCGAAGAACCGGAAGAGCCGCCGCCCACGGACGCGGGCCACCAATGCGGTGACTTGTCGATCTCGTCCTTGAGCCATTCCTGCGGGGTCAGCCCGGGCGTGACGCCCATGCCGTCCTTGGTGATGACGCGACCGTCGTCGGTCAATTCGAACAAGCGTGAGCCGCGCATGACAACGTCAGACACGGCAGGAGCCAGAACCTTCGCCTGTACGGCGGCGTCGCGGATGGTCCGCTCGACCTGACCGGTGGTGATGGTGCGTTGAAGCTCCGCCGTCTCGGTCTCCTTGGCAGCGACCTTTGCCTTCTCGGCATCGAGCTGCTTCTGGAGCGAGGCCTTGTCGCGTTCGACGGGGGCGACGAACTGCTTGACGCGAGCCTGAATGATCGGCTCCAGCTTGGCTTCGTCGAACGTGCCGTCTTTCTTCACGGCTTCCAACTGGGCCTTGGTTTCTTCCAGAGTGGTCACCAGCGTGTGGTGCTCTTCCGGATCGATACCGTCGAAGGTCGTGAGCTTGTCTTTCACGATCTTGTGGTCGTTGCGTTCCTTGCGGAGCGCCTCGGTCACCTTGTCAACGTCCGCTTGGGTCTTCACGCCCTGCACGCCAGTCAACAGCCACTTGCCGTCTTTCTCCGTGTAGAGACTTTCAAACCCTTCCGGGATGTCTTCCTTGGCGTCGTAAAATGTTTTCAACATAGAGGTCGCCTTTCGTTTTCACACGCTAGACATCTAGCTTGCGCCCGGCCATCCGGGTTTTTCTCTTATGCAACAATCCATGCCCGAGGCGATAGATATGCTGTCGTGTCGTCTCTGTAACGCCGTTGACGCCATTGACACGACGAGTGCCGACGACGCGATGGGCGATATCAGTGTTGCTCTCACCCGAGGTAAGCCCAACACTAATTGCTGTTGCGATGCGTTGCGCATCCATGCTGGCAATTGATCGCGCCCATGTCGCGAGTTCATGCCCGTGAATTTTCAACTTCCTCGGCGCGCGGCGGTGGCGATCCCACGCCGTGGCCTCGTGCTCGTGGTGTCCCTCGTCCTCGGACGGCAACGGGAGCGTCGTGCTCATGTGCGTCCGTCCTCATGCGTCCAGTCTGGCATCAGTCCAATCTTTTGCGGAGCGAATACCGTGTGCTCCGCGTCAGCCGTTCGGTTGGTCGCGCCATGTGGGCCGTAGTTGACCCAAGAGTTCTGGCCGCGTGTCTCATTCGTCATAGCCGGTCGAGCGAGGTCCGAATACATCGCGGCGTGTGAGCGCCAAGCGTTTTCTTCTCCCTCAGCCCTGAAACCATTTCCTTCCTTCATGTGGCCCATCATGTCGTGGACAATCCGGAACACATCGTTCGCTACCACTGCGCGCCCGTCGATCACTTCGCCGGTCGGCTTGAGCAGCGGGTTGTCTTTGCTCGTGTCACTGCCTCCGCCCGTGCCGTAACCGAGATCGGTGGGAAACCCCCACCAGTGATTATTCTGGCTCACGTCCATCGCCGCGAGACGCGGGCTGAGAGCGTAGGGGTCTTTTTGCCCCGGCTTAACCCACTCGACTTTCAAGCCGGTCGCCTTGATCGCATCCCATTGCGCGAGGGTCTCCTTCACCATCGCGTCGTAGCTGGCCTTGACCTTCGGGTCGGTCGGATCGTTCTTCTCTTGCTCGTAAGCGTCAGCGATCTTTGCCGCGCGATCCTTGTCCAGCTTAGCGTATGTCGTCGGCGGGCTATATGGAAGCCCCGCGTTCGTCATGTAATTCTGCGCCGCGTCTTTCAGGCGGCCGATTGGACCGGGCACATAGAACTGCCCGGCCAGCTCGATAGGTTTCTGCGGCAGGCCCGTCAGCGGTGCGTGACCGTTGGCGACTATCACTGCTTGCGCTGCCGCAGCCTCCGGGCTCTCGCTACCAGCGTGAGCAGCCGGGTTTATAGGTCGTTCGGTCGGCAGCGCACTTGCACTAGGTTGCTGTTGCGCGGTCGCACTAGTTTGCTGCTTGCCCTTCAAGGCTACATCGGACGTTCCGAATTCGCCGTGGTTGTTTCGGGCTTCTGAGTTATCAAAGGTCACTGGGCAATCTATCCCTGAGATGGCGGAACGCCCGCTTGATGTATTGGGTCCTGAGAGCAACGATCTTGTCGGTCAGCGTCTTCGCGGCGAGCATCGCCTCGGACGCCTTCATTCGGTTGATGCCCGCGACATCCATGAGATCGCTCTCGATCATGTCGCGGATTTGAGGCTCGCTCTCGTCGAGATGGTTGATCGCCTCGAAGAAAGTCCGGATGATGTGTTGCGTGCTGCGCGGGTCCACGACGACGGTGTCGTGGATCGCTTTAGTCAGCTCGGCGACCGCGTCCTTGAGCGGGCCGTCTTTCGACTTGTCGATCAGCTCCGGAAACATCGCCGCGACCTTGTCCGCCGCATCGTCATCAGCAGTCGGGTGATCCGCCGGATCATCCGGGTCAGTAATCCATGGCATGAAGTTGTCGTCGTCGGTCACAGTTTCACACCTTTCTCCGTCGCCAACTTTCCAAGCTCGGTCGCGTAGTCCGTATTGATGCGTTCGGTGTTGCGGCTACCCAGTTTCGAGTAGAGCCGTTTCTCCGGATACCACCATGTCGCCTGCATATCGGCGATTGTCATCGGGTGGCCTGCATCCCTCAATTTCGCTTGCGCCTGATCGAACACATCGCGGATGTGCTGACGCTGGCCTCCGCCCGAAGGCTGATCCTTGATGCCGTCAAGCGCTTCTTCGTATCTCTCCGCCGCGTAGACTAGCTCCGACTTCGTCTGTTTGCCGCTGTCGAAGTCTTCCCGATTATCATAGAAGTTCTTGGTGTGGGCGAGCCGGATTTGCTTGGCTCGTTCAACCATTTCTTCTTGGTTCGCGGGGACTTTCTCTCCCGCTCCCTTGAGCGCAGCTTCGAAACGTTCTTGCGGCTTTGTGACATCAACGCCCCCGGTCAGTGTCCCTGTCAGTCGGCCCCACCCGCGCATCAACCACATATCTGCGGTGAGCGGCTTGAAGTTGCCATTGAGGTTTTGATAGAACCCCTGTCCGATCTTAGCCCCCAAAATCGCAGAGCCGTAAACTTTGGTGCCGGTGTTCTCGCCGGTCACGGTGTATCCCATCTTCTTCAACTCGCCGACCGTGAATTCCTTGTCGAGAAATTTCTGAGTGCCTGCAACCCCCATGGTCGAGATCAGCTTGTTGAGCTTGTCGAAATTGTTGTTCATCATCTTCTGCGCATCGGCCTTCACGTCGGTCGGAAATTTCCCGGTCTTCTCGTATACCTCATACGCTTTATCCGCGAGCCGCGTGTTGCTCGGAACGGTTTCGCCCTGACTGGTGATCGCCATCGCCGCCGTGAAGGCGAACTTCGCCGCCGGATTGTTAGCCATCTCTGGGTGCATCTTCTCCGCGATCCCCATCGCGTCTTTCATCTTGCTCGTATACCAGTTCTCCGCGTTCCTTCCGCTGCGCTTCAACTCGTCTTCGATTTCCGACGAGATCGCCGACGAGATGATGTTGTCTTCCTTTGGGTCCGAACCCTTCTTGCCTTTCGGCGGGTTGATCACGCCAGACTTGACGCCCAACGCTTTGAGCGCCGCCTGACCGCGCGCATTCAACTCTTTCGCAATCGTCGAGTTGTCACGCGACCCGGTCTTGTGCGCTTGCGGCGCGTTCAAGATCGAGTTGACCGTTAGGCCTTCGTAATGGCCAGCTCCCGTAGCTGACCACTTCCCGTGTTCGTCGCGGGCTTCATCCGGGTTGAAGGTCACTTGCCGCCCTTCGTCTTATTGGCCGACGCACCCTTGCCGCCCACCTTCTTCTTCAATGGGACCGGCGAGCCCCGGGTGTGGCCCTTGTTGCGAGCGGTCGGCTTGACCGGCACATTCGAATTAGGCGGGGCGGTCGAACCGGGGCCGCCCGCCGGTTGACCCGGGGGAGTTGCTCCGGGTGGAGTGCCAGCGGCAGGGTCGGATTTCGGCGTAAGCCCGTCATCCAAGAACGTATCATCGACGACTGGCGTGAGTTGGGGACCGACCATAAGTCCGAGCATACTCTGCGCTTCTTCTTCGATCTGATCGTTCTCTTCTTCAAAGTCCATCTCCGTCATGTCGTTCATCTGCATCATACGATGCATCGAACGAAGGGACAAGGGCAGTCCGAGCTGCTTGGCTTGCATGAAGGCGAGCAGCGCAGCGCCAGCGACCGTCTGGTCGGCGAAGTCGGTGGTGGGCTCGACCGAGACTTCGTCCGGGTCTTCGCCAATCCACTCCGCGCAGAAGCGCAGGATTTGTTCAAGGCCTTGGCCGCCGCACTGGGCGACCGAGCTGATCGTTGTGGTGCGCGCCGCGACGCGGATACGCAATGCTTCGCCGCTTTCACCGCGAGCCTGACCAACGTCAAGAAATGCGACGCCGAGCGCCTGAGCTTCATCCTGATCGGCCTTCAACGCTTGACGCATCTCGCCCAAGCCACTGGCTACAGGTCCGATGTATTTCGCGTCGCCGCCAATCCGAAGATCAATCATGCCCTTGTTGCCGACGCGAAGCTGCTCCGGCGCTGCCTCGTCAACGGCACCGCCGATGACGACGAGCGTGGACTGGCCCTGCATATACAGCGTCTGCCGGTAGTCGGCCTCCGCTCGATAGATCACGAGCGAGAGGTTCGACAAACCGAGCAAGGGGGACACTTCTGGCTCTGGTACGAGATCGTTGGCACCAATGAAGACGAACGGAATGTCATCGAGGGTCTTGCCAGCGATAGACGGGAAAATGAAGTCTTCGAGAATGGGCATCGAAGTATCGTTGACCTTGACGCACACGGCGAACGGCGATCCCTCCGGCGGACGTTCCCATCCGCTTTCAAGGCTCTCCGGACCGCCGCGCGTGAGGACCCGATACTTCTTCTCGGTCTTCCACGTGAAGCCTTCACGGCGGTAGCCGCTCTCGTCGATCACGACCAGCTCAAGCTGGTTGCGCCCTTCATTGAGGCGGCCCGCGTCCCAGTTGATCACGCGGATAGGATCGTAGAACGAAATGTACGGGAGCGCCTTGTCCGCGTCCACACCTTGCGGCGCATCAGCAAGCAGGCAACAACGTCCGTAAAGAAGTTGTGCGGTGTTGATCCGGCGGAGCAAAAGCTGGAGGCCCTCGCCTTGGATCGTCGCCGCGTCCATCATGCCAGCGAGCCGGGTCGGAAGCTTGATAACGGCGGGCTTGTTGTGCATGATGCCGACCATGGCCTTCACGGCGTCTTTGACAACGTCGTGGAAATAGGCGCGCATGAGATACGCGTCATAGTCGCGCCAGCCCGGAGAGCTTGGGGTGGTAATGCCGTCCTGCACCATGCCCTCGGTCGCGGGCAGATAGTCGAAGCGCTTCGACTTCACCGCACGTTCGCCCGCATACGTGTCCGCGAGCTGTAGCCACTCACTGAGACGTTCGATATATTCGGGGTGCTGATCCGGGAGGGCCATGGGTGTTCCTATCTGGGGGCGATGTGCTCTAGCACGTTATGGTTAACGGCGTCAAGCCCCAACCCTTCCTGTTCTCATTGCTGGTGCGCTATCGAACCGGAGCATGTAGCGCGTCTCGTCTCCGTTATGGTCCTCGCTCTCGTCGTCTACGTCGTCAATTTTAGTTTCATCTCTAGGTAGCACTGGCACGCACCGCAACCATTGTGGACAGTCCGTGGTGACGAACAGCCCGGCCGTTTCACGGAAGCCACCCTCCGGCCGCTTGGTGGCCTTGAGACGTTTTCGAATTTGCTCCCATCCCTGTTCACGCGAGCCGGGTCCCTTGTCGGCGCGCTCCCAGTAGATGCCCTTGAACTTCACGCCGTTGATCGTCAGCGGCCTTTCGAAGTCGTTCGCGATAGAAACATCAGAGCCGTTCGTGTTGTCGTCGAAGATCGAGCTATCAGCCGGTCCCCGGCTGACACGCGTCCATTGTCCTTGCGGATCGCGCAGGCCCCATTTGATCTCGCGCTGAATGATGCCCTTCGAGATGTCAGGGATCAGCATACGCAAACCTTCGTTCGGCTGATTACGCCAGCCATACCACTCATGAATGCGGAAGAGATCGCCTCGCACTGTCGAGCGAATGCGTCCCGGTGTGATGGAGCCGTCTGAGTTTCGTACCTCCGGAAACTTCAAGTCGGTCCCATCACTCCGCGCGTACCATCCGACCGAGAACGGCTTCGAAGAGCCGTGGTCGTAGGCACGATAAATTTTCCAACCCGGCGGTACCGTGAACGGTGGCACCACGATAGCGTCGCGGTATTCGTACCAGATGTCATCGAACATGCCGCCCGCGACGATGTCCCATGAGCCTTCCATCCACGCCGCAAGCTCGGATGCGTTTCGCGCAGCGGCCTTAATGCGCTGCTTGTATTGGGGGTCGGTGTGCAGCAGAAGCACGTTCTCGTCGAGATAGCCATGAATGGCGCGGCGCGGCGGTTCGGGATTGCCGTCTGCGTCCTTGCTATCTACAATGAGCGGACCAACTGTCGGTTTCCGTCCGTCGATTGTCTCACCGTTGATCGGGAGCTGCCATCGTGACTTGACCCAGTTATGCCCCACACCGTATGGGTTAGTTGTTGCGCGCACCTTGCGCGGCATACCTTTCATCGTCGAACGCGAGCACGAGAACATCACCTTGTAGCAGTCCGGTGTCGGCCACGTCGTCAACTCTTCCCAGCCAATCCATGGGTAGGCGTGGCCGTGATAGTCCGAGTATTGCGAAGGCACATTGAAATGCGCGAAGTACAGACGCTCGCCGTCCGGCCATTCCCACATCGTCTTCACTTCGTTGTAGACAGCCTCCGGCCAGATACGCTTGATCCACTTCTTCGACTTCTCGATCACGTCGCGCAACTGAGGATGCGATTGCCGGAAAAGAATTCCTTTCCACTCCGCTCCCCATCCCTTGCCGACTTCCTGACAGAAGTCCATGATCAGCGCGTCAGTCTTGCCCGGGCCGCGTGTCCCCTCGTAGAGAACTTCGACCGTGTTGTCGGCCAGAAAGAACGCCTGCGACCCCGGCTGCGGTGCCCACGCGACGCGCTTCAACCGCTGCGGATCGACAGGGTCGATCACGTAGGGCACGTACTCGTTGCCCTCTTGCTTAAACTTTCTTACGACGCCTGTGAAGCTCATGCTGCGTCTTCCTCGTCTTCCGGTGCGTCCTCGAATGTAACTTCGGGCGCGCCTTCGCGGCGATACTC